GTATATACATTTGCAATTAAAAATGCGGTTATTCCAAAAATGACGAGTTCGATGCGCATTTATATATTAGTGGGAGAACCAAAGGTTCCCCCATACCCCCTTGGGGGATGAGCGTAGCGGTTCTCCCAAACATTAGTTCCCCCAATAGTAAATCAGCGCCAAACACCCCAAGATGAACGCCACATGCAAATAGTATCGGCGCATTTTGAGTTCTTGATGTAAATAAACCGGCTTCGGTATATAATTGTCAAAGTATTCTTGCATCGCTTCATCCAAAGATAGCGACGGTTTTCCCAACAAATCGTTGTATTTATTGTGGATGAAATTGACCCAGCGAATCAGCGAATCTTTGCTCCCCAAATACGGTGTTAATGGATATTTGTCCAACATTGTGCTAAATCGGCCCGACATCTCTCCATCCGGAATGAAAACCGGCAAATTCATATAGAAATCATAATACTTGCGCTTTGTCACATCATTTGGAAAATCGGGATACGTTAGCGCAACCGTCATCATAAAAAACCAATAGTGCGGACCCCATGTTTTTGCATCCAACCTGGTTGACATATGTAAAAGTATATAGAAACACGGATACTATATTCAAGTAGGAATGAACGTTTATTGCAACAATTGTGGAAAAAAAGGACACGTCTTTTATAATTGCTGTCTCCCCATCACGAGTAATGGAGTCATCGCTTTTCGAAAAAACCCGGAAACCAATATAACCGAGTATTTGATGATACGGCGGAAACACACACTGGGACTCATCGATTTCATACGCGGCAAATATTCGGTTTACAACCAGTATTATATTGGCAACATGATTTACCAAATGACCAACGAAGAGAAGGAGATGCTAAAAACCAAGGAGTTTGAAGAAATCTGGTTCAACGTCTGGGGAAAAACGGCCAATTTCTCTAATTACAAGAACGAAGAAACCTTGTCCAAAGAGAAATTTTACCAGCTGAGACATGGAATCAATGGACTATACACTTTGTCGGATTTAGTAAATGCATCGCCTACAAAATGGGAGGAACCGGAATGGGGGTTTCCCAAAGGTCGGCGCAATTACAACGAAACCGATTTGGACTGTTCAGTTCGCGAATTTAATGAAGAGACCGGATATAATTTGAACAAAACCAGCATCGTTCATAATATTTCGCCGTTTGAAGAGATTTTTTGCGGGTCCAATTACAAGTCGTATAAACACAAGTATTTTTTGACGCAAATTGATTTTGAAAACAGTGAACCGATAATGCAGGAATCAACTGAAATCAGCAAGATTCAGTGGAAATCGTATGCGGAATGCATTGCATCAATACGGTCCTACAATTTAGAGAAAAAAAGAATGTTATCAAACATAGATATCCTCTTGAAAAGGGCAATATTAGTTCGTTAAAAATATGTGTTAATATTATAATACATACTTATGGATACAAATAAAAAAGAAAAACGAGCAAAATGCCCAAATGGAACACGTAAATTCAAACCACTTGGAGATGATTGTTATACGGACGAACAAATTAAAAACCATAAAAAAACAAAAAAACGCAAGGAAGAAACATTGGCGAAACATGAAGAAGAAAACGAAGAGGCTGTTCAAAACGTAGAGGCTGTTCAAAACGTAGAGGAAGAAAACGTAGAGGCTGTTCAAAACGTAGAGGCTGTTCAAAACGTAGAAGAAGAGGTTTTTCCAGATGAATCCAACAACGTCTCAGACGATGATGATTTTTACGAAGAAGAAGACAGAAATCTAAAAGAAAAAGAAGAAAAAGAATACAACGACAATTTGAAAAACGTTGATGAAACCGAATTTTTGCATCCCCATTTAGGAAATCCATATTTCAGTAAACAGATTTCTCTCCGAAAAGAGTTTGAAAAACTAAAATACAACGGTGAAATTAACGATGTCAAAGAGTTATCCAATATTATTTGTGCAAATCCAGAATTCGAATTGTTGCCACACCAACTTTTTGTAAAGGGGTTCATGTCAAATAACACCCCCTATAAAAGCATTTTGCTATATCACGGCCTTGGTTCCGGCAAAACATGTTCGGCAATGGGTATCTCCGAAGAAATAAGGAAAACGGCCAAACAAACTGGAATCCAGCCCCGCATTTTCGTGATTGCATCTCCCAATGTCAAGGAAAATTTCAAACTCCAGCTGTTTGACAAATCCAAACTTGTAAAAACGGACGGCATCTGGTCTCTCAATACATGCGTCGGCAAAAACATATTGAACGAAATTAACCCGACCAATGCAGAGATATCCGAAGACGTAATCATTTCGCATGCAAATTCGATTCTGAAAAACGACTATAAATTCAAGGGATACGATTCATTTGCCAATTACATCGAAGAAAAAATCAAAATCGGAGAAGGCGAATGTTCTCTCGCGGAACAAGAACTTGTGAAGAAACATTTTGACAACAGCTTAATTATCATTGATGAGGTTCATAACTGCACCAAAGAGGGCAAGACTTTATCAAAGCCATTGAAAAAACTGGTCAAGTATGCGGACAATCTGCGTCTGATTCTTCTCTCTGCAACCCCCATGTATAATTCCCCCAAAGAAATCATCTGGATTACCAATCTAATGAATTTGAATGACCGGCGACCCACCATCAAATACAGTGATGTTTTTGATGAAGATGGAAAATTAATTGGCGAAGATTTATTACGACGCAAGTTGACCGGATATGTTTCCTATGTGCGTGGAGAGAACCCATATACATTTCCATTCCGTGTTTACCCGTCGCCAACAATTCGCAAATTCACGGCGATTAATTCTGGAGAAGAAGTAGATGTTCCATTGCAGTTAGATGTTCCATTGCAGGGTAAGATATATTTAACGGAAATCGGAGACATGCAGAAAAAAGTGTATGATTTAGTTATTCGCAAATCATTGAACCAGGGTGACGGACTATTCGTTGTAGATAATGAATCCGATTTAGAAAATATGGAAAAATACGGATACAGCAAACTGCAGGCACCGTTGCAGTCTCTCATTGTCACATTCTGGCACGAAGATTTTGAGAGGATTGTGAACGATGAAGAAGATGATGACGTAAAATATAAAGAATTATACGGACAAACGGGTCTAGACCATATGATGAAGTATGTCAAAGACAATACGAAAAACCTGAAATACAATTATGAATACAAAGAGGGAGTTCCGCGCATTTTTTCAAAGGATTTGTTGCCCCGATATAGTGCCAAGATAACCAAGGTATGTGATTGCATTCGCGCGTCTGCGAATCGAATCGTAGAGATAGACAAAGTGAATAAAACAATTCATGGTGGCATTATTATTGTGTATACTCAATACATTTATGGTGGAATTGTCCCGATGGCGCTTGCATTAGAAGAAATGGGATTTTTGCGCTATGGTGGTGAACATGATTCTCTCTTCAAAAAGGGAATTGTTGACAAACGCATTGATGCAAATACAATGGAAGAATATAATAAAAATGAATTACCAGGTTCGTTTAAACAAGCCCGGTATATGATAATATCCGGCGACAAGTATTTCTCTCAGAACAATGCGGAAGATATCAAAGTGGCAACCAGCCAAACAAATAAATATGGCGAACAGGTGCGTGTCATTCTCATTTCGCGCGCGGCATCTGAAGGTCTCGATTTCAAAAATGTTCGGCAAGTGCACGTGCTTGACCCCTGGTATAATATGAACCGCAATGAGCAAATTATTGGGCGTGGTGTAAGAAACCGCAGTCATTGTAGTCTAGAATTCGAAGAGAGAAATGTGGAGATTTATATGCATGCAACCACCAATGGTATAAAAGAGACCGCGGACACCTATGTTTACAGATATGCGGAAGAGAAAGCCAAGAAGATTGGAAAAGTAACCCGACTTTTGAAAGAGATTTCGGTGGATTGTGTGCTGAACCATTCGCAGAGTGATTTAACCGACAAAAATCTAGAAACCATTGCAAAAAATAAAAATATCAAAATTGTTCCGTCAACCAAAGACAGTTTAGTCCGATACAAAATTGGCGACAAACCATTTTCCGAAATATGCGATTATATGGATAATTGCGAATACAAATGTTATCCAGAAGATGCTGATGAAAAGATTAAGAAACAACATAACGAAATGTATAACGAAGAACAAATTAACATGAATTCAAATATAACCATTGATAAAATTAAAAATCTTTTCAAGAGAGAAAATGCCTATCATATCAACGAGCTCAAGGAAATATTCAAAAATACCACAAGTGAAGAGTTATATTATGCACTAACATTGTTGATTGAAGGACCCGAACTGATTATGGACAAACATAAGAGAATGGGGAAAGTAGTCAATTATGGAGCCTATTATGTTTTCAAACCGCAAGAAATCACGAGCCCCCATATTTCTCTATATGAATCGACATTTCCAATTAAAACGATGCACGACCGTGTCCAATACAATATTGAATCGGGTGATGAAAATATAAAAACTCCAGCGAAAGACGAACAATATGACATATTAATGGAAACCATTAATCGCAATTTATTGATTGCCACGAAAGAAGAACCCAATGAATTGATTGAATCCTCAGAGAAATATGATTGGTATTACAACATTAACTCGGTGTATTGCAAAAAAAACACAAAAGAATTCGTAAAATTTAAAAAAGACAACCAAATTGGAACTGGCGAAACGGATGCGGAAATAGAAATCAACCTGGGTCAAGAGCGTTACGCCCAATACTTGCTTTTACAGAAAAATGCGGTATGCGACACGTCTAGTTTTAAAACGGTCATGACGCGATTGCGATTTTTGGGATTCGATGAACCAACTATGAAGAAATATGTTATGGCTCACATATTGGACACGCTTTCACACGAAGAACGGCTCATTCTTGCAAAACGAGTGTTGAAAACCCCAAGTAAAGACCCCATTCATGTATACTTCAATGATTTATTAATAGATACAAAAATACTGGTCTTGGCAAAAGAAGGCGAAAACGTTTTCTACAAAATTAATGATTGGACAACCCTAAGTTTTGGAGAGAGACAGCAAATCCATGACCAAATAAACAAAAAGCTATATGTGAATCCATCGAATTTTTCAAACATTATTGGATTTGTTGCGGAATTATCGGATGATAACAAATCCATGGTTTTTAAACGAAAAGACTTGACACAGAAGAAAAACAACTGGGGTGCATATTTGCAAAACGACAACGGAAAGATGCCGATTATTAAAAAAGTAAATGAGATTTTAGCTATGGTAGGGTCTCATTATTGTTTTGATGATGAAAAATGCCCCGAACCCACCAGAAACACCGATGACATTTCAAAGATTGCATTCGCCGGCATATTTGAACTCCTTATTCGCAAATTTAACGAAGATAAAGAAAACGGTAAAATATGGTATTTGAGACCGGAAATAGCAATTTACAATAAAATATCAAATCCGACAAAAGTATAAAATTGAAAATATAATATAAAATTATAGTATTAATATATATCAAAACAATGAATAATCAAAATAAATATGGGGTATATGT